CCTTCAACGTAGTAATCTCCGCATTCGCGGCAGTAAGCTTCTGTCCTTGTTCCTGCGCAGCTTTCGCCAAAGGTGCAACGCGGGCCACGATCTTCTGTAGTGCATCGATGGCTCCGACACCTGTTGGTGCTACCTTCGCAAGCTTCTCAGAAAGGCGCTTCTCCAAGTCTGCAACATTTTGCGCGTTCGCAGCCTCCTTTGCTCGTTTCGCAACCTTCTTCAGATGCCTCCGCATCTTCTTGAATGACTTCGCCAACTCAATACGGGTGTCCCGCTGGATAGGAGACAACCCATCCACTGGTACAACGAGAGCGCCTGCTGCTGTCTTCATCCAATCAGATGTTGGTGCAGCCTTCGCAAACACCTTCTCAGAGATCTCCGCGTCTTTCATCATGCTCGTAATCTTCTCGGCGAGCGCGGCCTGAAGAAGCTTATTCCCATCTGCCAACCACTTCGACAACTCAGCAACATTAGGCGTGCGAACAGATTTGGCTAGTCTCTGCACACCACCTAGTACATTTGCGAGATCGGCGGTAACCTCCATATCCTTCCTTGGTGATGACTTACGAAGCTCTGCACCACAGCCAGCGCACTTCATATCACCGGCCTTCATCATTCCGCCGCACTTGGCACAGCTCTTCTCTAACTTGTCCTTGTCGTCATCATCGTCATTCTCATCGTCGTCATTATCGTCATTCTCATCGTTCTTCTTACTCTTCCCAGTGAACGGCGGAGCCTTCTTACCCCCAAAGTCACCAGCATTCTTCTTGTCGTCGTCTCCTGTTCCTTCCTTCTTCTCCTTTGCTTGGGCATCTTGGAGCATCCCGATGGCCTTGTCTTCTTTATCCTCAGCCGACTCACCATCCTTCCGCTTCTTCCACTCAGCAGGAAGAACACCCGTAGCACCAAGCGCCTTTTCACGACTCTTAATGTGAGCTTTCGCCTTATCTGGATCTTTTGCGCGCCCATGCGCCTGAACCGCATTCTCCAGATCAGCTTTGTCCTCAATCGGGAAGGAACCATCAGGCATGGCAGCACCGCTACCTGCCAACTCCTTCCTTTTGTCGTCTGAGAAGTCGCGCTTCCCAAACCAGTTACCATCCTTGTCAACCCAAGACGAACCAATCTTGATTAATTTGGAAGACTTCTTGACCTTCGCAACGATCTCACCACCAGATGAATTCTCAGTACCTGCCAAATCCTTGAACTTGTCCTCGATCACACCTTTAAGGATGGCAAACTTCTCGTGCTCGTCTGCTTCCTTCTTCAGGTTGGCAGCAGTCCCCTCCATCTCTTTAGCTTCATCCTCTGGCGTGCCTTCCTTCTTCGCCATACCGATGTATTCATCACCAGCCTTACGCAACGCAGCAACATGATCGGCACGGCTCTTTGCCCACTTACGGGCAGCCTTCATCAAGTTGTGTTCGGCGAGTTTGGTGCCTTCTACATTCGACGTCTCTACTGTCTTACCTGAACCTGTTGCATCTCGGGACATGGATGTCCCAGCACCGGTCTTCAAGTAATGTTCGAACGTCTTATAATCGTCACGCGCACTAATAGAAGCCTCATGCGCCGACGTCTCACTTGCTGCTGCTTCGGCTGTCTGGTGCTTCGCTTTCTCTGGTTCAGAGACACGAGATGCGGCTGCATTGGCCCGGGAACGCGTAGCAGATGCAATAGACGCAATCGTCTTCGCATCCATCTGCTGGCCGTGCTCTAATGCTTTATACGCCGTATCAATATCTGGGTTCTTGCCGGAACCACTCTCACCACCGACACTCTTACCCAGAGCATCCATTGCAGCATCTGCTTCCCTAAGGATCTTTTCTAGATCGCTATCAGGCATGTCATCCTCCGATCCCTCAGGAATCAAACGTGTTGCAATATCTTTGTAACGGGATGCAATATCCCTATGATGCGCCGCAACTGCAGCACTCGTGTGCGACATGGCAGAATGCAACGCCATCGCGGCCTTATCTTTTGCATCAACGGCCGATTCTGCTTTACGCTGGTGGCGCTCTGCATCCTTCTCGGCCTCATCAGCAAGAGCACTATGCTTTATGTGCTCTTCTGTTGCCTCACCGTGCAACTGCTTAACCGAGGCAAAGCGGCCTGACTTAACACGACCCGCCTTTTGGAAGCCCTCTACTTTATCAGGATAAGATGCACCATATTTAACTTTCCACTCCTGCTTGCAATCTGGGCACAGAGCAGGACCACCGCATCTCGCCTTAATTCCATTCCCATTCGAAGTAACATGCCCATGCCCATTGACATAGGGAGACGCTTTCTCGAAGCCTTCTGTCATCTGTAGATGGCCTGACTGATCTCGCTTTATCAGTTCAAACTTCGCATCTGGATTACATGGGCGGTCAACGAGGCTGACCTCAACAAGATCTATTCCGAGGATGCGTCTTGGGTCTTTTGGGTCTCTCTTCGTAACCTTGCCACCAACTGAGAACCCACGATAGACGTTCGCTTGTACTTTGCGCCACGCCTGATCGTCAACTACCTTGGCACCAAACCATAATCCCCTATCGTCAATAGATGCCTCGATACCAGTACCAACGGCTGAAGGCTGGTGCATCTCACGGACGGCAGGATACTGTAAGTACTTGGGGAGGGCTTTACGGACTGCGTCTAGATCGACAGACTCACCTGCCTGATCGCGCGTCGGTGTTGTGGCGTAACCGAAGACTTCTCTTCTTTCGCCGTCAATCTTCTCAAATGGGGCGTAGAGAAGGTATTCGCTTTCCACACCAAACCTATGATTGAGAGGAAGGGGAGGGACAAAAGGTCCCTCAGAACGGGTGCCGGGAGTCGGCATTAAAACCCATTCAGAATCATTCATATGTAGCAGGGCTGCTACATATTTGCAAGCAGCATACAAAATGTGGGAATTCAATTAGGTACTAGAAACAGGCCCCGCTACTGAAATAATTTTTATCTACTTATGACAGTCGGATTTGAAGACATATGAGTGCATACGTGCGGATAGTAAACGTTCGCAACAGGGTACTCACTATCTGGATTCAACTTCTTCCACATAATAGCAAGCATCCGTTCCTGTGCTGCGTTCATCAGATTCCGCATGTCGTCTTCACCGCAAAACTGCGTCTCTATCTCAATAAGAGCAGCCTGCATAGTAGCATTGTTGGTTCTCAGCACCAATTCCCGCTCAGCCATTATGTTGTAGTTTGTTTCTAGACTGGTTATCCTTGCTGCCTGTGCAGACACTTGTGTAGCCAACGATGCGGAGCTAACATAAAAAGAGATCATCGCTCCTACTATTGCTGACCCAACCCCGATTACGGGAACAAATGAGCCCCATTTAGGGGCACCATTTCCGTTTCCATTTCCGTCTGCCATATTTTGATCCGGTCACTGCTTTCTGCCTTTTGAAACAGAAATGAGTAAACAGCCCCGACTCACATATATGTCATGTAACCTAAAATACTACGTAAATCTGACATTAAAAAGATGTCAATAATCTATTAATCGAAACAGTTCTCAATCGAGACGCCTCCGTACTGTCCACCGGCAATATCACGGCACACCTCAAGGAACAGAACAGCTTGTTCTCGAGGTAGCAACAGTGGATGGGTGTTAGCACATTCCAGCAACTGATCTCGTTCACGACAACACGCACAACTACACAACCTATAGTTCTCATACTCAGGACGGCGCCTTGCTCTCTTATTCCGCTTCTTCATCTTCTGCCTCTTCCATCGCAACATCGCAACGACAATTCGGATGGGCCAGTGGGGCATCATCACCTGACTGGAAGGGTTCATCTATAGGAATAGGACCCTCGTCTGCATTTGCTTGACACTCATCGCAGGGATCCTCACCAAGCAACCATATCTTCTTCAACTCCTTCCCTGTCTCCTTCATCGCTTCTCTATATCCAATCATTGCTCCCTGTATATGCGCTTCTCCTAACTCAGTCCGTGCAATAACCAAGGAGCGATCGAGAGAGAATGCGTAGTCGTTACTCAACTTATCCCGCAGTTGACCTACTGACAATCCATCATCCACCGCTTGTCCGAGAGTTGAACGTAACATGGTGCGTGTCGAATCGTCGATGCGGTATTTGGCACGCTTGGCGGGGACAAGTCTACCGTTAGCATCGTACCGCTGACCCACCAAGTTAGCAGAGCGCTCAGCAGCCCAACGCAAAGCAGCAGTATCAACTGTGTCATATGTGGCGGCATCTTCATCTACCTGGTCTATTGCCATGCGAGACGATTTAACTGCCACCGAACCTGTTTTTTGATTGATCTTGATTAACGATCTTATACGCGAAAGGTCTAAAGCACTAGCAACGTCTTTTTGCTTGTCAGGATCGGCCTTCTCAAGTGCGTCTAGCTTCGTAAAAAGTGGCGACACCTGTGCAATAACAGATGCGGCTAACTCCTGAAGAACACCGTGTATCACATACGCAAGATCAGTCTCGTCTTGCTCTGATACGTGATTCCTTACTCTGAGGGATGGATGCCGAAGGACCTTCATCTACTAGTCGTCATCATCGGTTGGAGGAGTCCACACTCCGCAGTGCGGATTAGAGAATTCGTAACCATCACCCTTCATGGCAGTAAAGCCGAAAACTGGGCCTGCTGCATCAAACCAACGTTGTAGTGCTTTGTCGTGGTTGGCAAGGCAGTCTTGTTCGGTAACAAAAGAACCAGTTTCCTGGATCACATGGATCTCTCTGCAAGAATGACCAGGATGCGTGTCGAGTGGGGACCATAAGCATAAAGTTACTAGAAGTGCAATCATGCCTAAATAACTCCAGTATGCGCCTCACAGGCAACGCAAAGCCTCGATGGCGCATCGGCCCAATACTTCCCGCACTCCTCGCACAAACAACCTTTCTTTGCTGCCAAGTTCACGCATATCTTATGCACGTACTTCAGTACTGGTTGGAGACCTTCTTCCTCAGATGCGGATTGATCGGCTGCTTCGTCTTCCCGCTCTTTAACCACTGCTTGTACTCCTCAATTGTCATCGAGTGCACCGAGCCAATGTTATGATGCGCCTTACCTGGATGATGCTGCTCTGCATGACGGTAACTGTCCAAATAATCCTTCTGCGCATGAGCCCAATGATTATACCCGAGAAAGGACTTATGCTCGTCAAACGTACCATCATCCTTAACCTGGTCGATGACGTACACCTTCTTGCTATCCGGATTCTTACCAATGAAAACATCTGTTGCATCGCCATCGGCATCATGTGTCCCACGCACGTATCCATAGTCAGTAGGCATCTTGGCCTTCCAACCACCATGCCTGCCTTCTCTAATACTTCCTTCCGCATTTTCGATGCTCACTGGGATACCATGGAAGTCAACAGTACCCTTCTTGTAATTACCTGCATCTCTTTCAGCAAGCGTTGGATTCTTTTTTGTCTCCGATGCGGCTTGGCTGATCTCTTCATTGGTTACCTTCGCCAAACCCCAGGGATCTTCGTTGAAATCCATCTCACCAAACAGTAGCATTCCTGTGTACGGTGCGGGTGTTGGAACAGCAGGTACACGATATGCACTGGACGAAATCCCTGTTCCAGGTTGATTGGGCACATCATTACCGTTTTCATCCTGCACAGTTTCTCTAGATAAAAGAATGCGAAGCCCACTATCACCGTAGTTAGAGAACAGTGTCGCTTCGTCTGTCAACGTAGGAGATTCGAACACAAGCCAAACACCAGCCTCATCGTAATCGAGTGACCTTTGTCCTCCTTCCACAATCACCATTGGAAGGAAGTCATGCATCGTTAACGATGCTGGTATCAACGGCACACCACCAGTTACAAATGATGCATTCGTCAATACAATATCTTCCTCCAACTGAATCCCTTGCGAGGCTGCCCACGGTGTCAGATCAAATGGGTTCATCAACGGCCTTTCCACACAGGCCAACTCAACCCCATCGACTTTATTGAAACCGCCCTTTGGGGCGTCACTCAAACCGACCCCGGCAGCTGGCCGCCCTGATGCCCCGCCCTTGCCCTTGGGCGGGCCGCCTTGCCCTTTACCCTGCCCGGCAGACCCATTGCCCGGACCTTGTTGGCCTGGGCCGCCTGGGGCCGGTTTTGGGGCAAACTTGGCCTGCGCTTTCATCTGCTCAACTTGCCCTTGTGTCTGCAAGTCCTGCTGCTCTTGCGGATCAACGTGGACATAACCGTTTGCCGTAGCAAACAGCAGTTCTGACGCAGCACCACCAACAGGCTCAATGCCAATCTCATCCCGTGCTTCGTCTATCTTCCAGATACCCGCACGCACAAGTGTATTGGCAATCACTGACTGCTTCGTTGGGTCAAGCTCACCTCTAACCTTCCATGAGAACATCAAATCATCGATGCCCCATTCCGTGCGAATAAGTTTCGTGATGAAACGCGCAATCCACTGACTGGTTGGAAGCAGTCCCTCTTGTGCTGACTGCTCCTGACTAACCTGAGCCGTACCACGGTTCATCATTTTGACAAATGGTTGCGGATTTATACTAAATGCGTAACAAATCACGCGCGCTAACCATTCATCGAACTCATTAAACAGAACCTCCTTCTGGAACTCATGGAACTCAGAGCCACCAGGAAGGAACCACAAACGAGAACGTTGTTCAATATTACCAGCGAATATGGATTCCCAATATGCCTGCATCTGCTCAATCTGTTCCATTGTCAAACCTGGAGGAGCAGAAACAACGCCACGTGGTACATCGCCTGTCGTGTAATACGCCATCTGCTCTCTTACACGCGCAATGGACATTTCCACGTATGCAACGGTTTGCTCGACAGGTCCGCAACCGTACATATGGTCTGGACGCCAATTCTTTATCGCATAAACTAAATCCCCTTGCGTATACGAAGCATAATCCGCCGCTGGGATACCTTTCAGGACCTGTTGGTAGGCTGGATCGGGTGGAAGGGGAATACGCCCATCCTGGTCGATAAGCACAGTAATAGTACTCGCATCCAACTGCTCCAACTCGAATAGCTTACCGCCTCTGTTCTTCCGTTTATGAACAGCCACGGCATCGTAGACATAATGCTGTTCGAGAATTCCTCTGATCCATTGTCCCCAGTCAACGGCTCTAGCTGGTCCTTCCGCAAAGAACTTGGTTATCGCAAAGATCTCATCTGCTCTATTGTCCTTGATCTTCTTCCGTTCAAGCCCGCGCGCCATTGGTGTGATGTGCCAATCAAGTGCTTCTACTTGATCCTTCCTCGTCTCGATCACTCCACGGCAGATATTGTTGTTGCGAGCAAGTGCGTTCAACTGGCTGAACTTGATGGGCTCTGATGTTCGTGGGATGTAATTAAGATTGAAAGCTACAGGGTAATCCCACTGCCTACCTTTGACCTCTGCGGGGGCCATAGGTTTGAGCGGCTGCATCGGACTCATCCAGGTGCTTGGGGTAACACCTGATATCGTATAGTTCACTGCTTGCATGAAACGCTTAACAGGACCAGGCTTCGCAGCACCGGGCGCACTAAATCCAACACCCATATTTGGCCCACCAGGTGAACCAGTGTAAGGAGCTACGTTTCGCTGAACACCTGGATTCTGAGCAGGATTACTGTTGCTTGTCGGACCCTTGGCCATGACCAGCTCTCTCCGCTAACTAGCAGCGAGAATACATGCTCATGGCGCAACAAGCAAATGTGGTTTAATGGCACACCGCCATCTGACCTTGTTTGAGTTCCACCATTCCAGGCTGAGAAGTAGAAGATGGAAACGAACGCTGAACCTCATATGTCGGGTACGCATCCATACATCCACGCATACCCGGTTCGCACGCACGTCCAATTGTGGGCAGGTTCTGCGTTGGTATCTGCTGACAACCCACCAAACCCAATAGAGCAACCAATGAAAGGATGCGGAACACCTAACTCTTCCTTGCTGTCTGCAGAATCTGATTTACTCGTCTCTGTGTTATAAAGAACTTGCGCCCGATGGCTCTACTCGTGAAACCTTGATCGGAGAGTTCGAGCATCCTCTCGACCCTACCTCTTGGTACACCCTTCCCCCGCAACGGGATACCTTTTGCTTTGAGGTATCTATAGAAGATACTAAACTGAACGGAGTACTTGTCGCGGATCTCTAGGACTGGAACACCATTCTTGTACGCAACAATCGCCTGATGGATATGAGACAAATTAGACACCGCTACTTACTCCTGGAATCACTCGAGACGCATCGTGGTGCTTGGGATCAACGGACTCTACATAATTCTGCCCATCCAGTGCAGCAATTGCCTTCAGTAGAGAAGCCTTGGGGCGCTCCATATCCATTCCCACCGTACCACCACTATTCCTCTTGTTGCTTATATACGCAACAGCCTCACCAATATTTATTAGAGCGAGGTTGAGGTAGCGATCCTCGTTCGTCATCTCTTTTCCTCAATCAACCAAATACCCAAAAGTATCAGAGCTATTAGAAGCCAAACGACTACACGTTCCATCTTCGCCTTGAACGGATCTGGCTCTTTCAATCAACGGACCCTACGTTTCAACTCCCCAATCGATTCTTTTGGCTTGATATCACCGAGCCTAATACCTGACGTTTCGCACGGTGCATGTCTGATCTTATGGTTCTCATACCACCAGATCTCGCCCGTTGACTTAATGATGCATCCCCATACAATATTCAAGTTCATCGTATAATCAAGCATCCAGAAAATAAGAGCACGCCCCCTATCTGTATCCACTTCGATGGGCGGCTCTACCCTCTTGGAAATCATGAAGTTTTTCTCTCATCTATAGCCTCAAGCAGCTCAATCGCCAATTTGAGTGCTTCCTGATGATTCGCAAAAGCCACCAATGCCCTTGTCCGTACTGGAAGGCACGACTCCATAGACAACTTAACATATTTCTCATACAGTTGTTGTGTATCCATTGATAACCACTCCCCTTCTCTTAGACCCCCACCCAGGATACTAAACGATCACCCTACCAAAGGCTGCACCACCTCCTCCACCACCGCCTACTGACATAGCTTTTTCTTGGTTACTGATTTCACGATCGAGGTACCAACGGGCCTTCCTCAGATCTTCTATCTGAGTACCCTTCTTACCTGCTCTTGATACGTATTTAACCACATTACCAAGGTTGAAGCCCAAACCCCACGCCTCGATAACCTTGATCGCTTCATATGGATTATCAGCACCACCATAGTGGTCAGGATGATCTATGACACTCATGGTTCACTACTCTCAACCACCTTTGGGACGCATCTCCACCAAAGTTCTCCTGTCTGTTCACACTGCCATAATTGCTCGAGAACGGGTGGATCTGTTGTTGTCTCAGGTGGAACACGAAAGCGCAGCTCAACACGCGGATGCCACGTCTTTTGTCCTGCACCCATCTTTTTCATGCGGTAATCCCATTCTTCCCTGCAAATATACCTATTTCCGCAAGCTCCTGCTCTATGCAAGCAAGAAGGGAGGATTTCACCGAAGCTAAAACAGAAGCTATCTGGTTGGACTCTAGCTCGCCAAACTCAATATCTTCCAAACACACAGCATTCCTAACCTGCTCCTGCAACCGAAGAATTCTCACTCGTCTATATCTTACCTCGTCAAACTCCCTAATCTTATCCCATGTCAATCCATCCATCTTCTTATTCCTTCCTCAACGGCAACGGTTCATGGGTGGGGCACGTATGATCTGCATGTGTCGGACAATTGTATAACGTGCAATCAATGCGCTTCGACGAGATCATGAAGTACTTGCACGTAACACATATCTGACCAAGGTGGTTCAGCAGCACCAAATCTGTATCTCTCATTTGAATAGTGCTATAATCCCAGTAAGGGCCACCGTGCCTGTCTTCAATACATTTCTGACACGAAGCGGAAGTATCTGTCCCGTTGTTCCTGTCAAACCTGTGAACGTTTGGGAGCTACCATCATCCATGACAACAGCCAACGCACCACTTGAACCACCAACGAAATACAGCGCATCAGAACATATATGCGTTCCCATCTGCGCCTTTAGTGTATCTGATACGGTGATTGCTATCGCACCACTGTAACTCGTTATATTATCTGCCATCCTTTTCGTCCTTCATGTTCCTTCGTGTTTCTCTAACCTTACGAATGATGCGTTCACTCGTATCTTGGGGTAGGCTAAAACGATCAGAATGAAACCTTCTGCTGCGCTCCCTTACTACACTCTCCATCTCGCACTTCTTAGCCAAC